AGTATACCTAATGGTAAATCTGCTAAAAAATTTGATAAGTATGCTGACATGTATGATAGAGCAGATGATGAAGTATTTAATAATACAGCAACAGTAGGAGCTGCTAGTCCAAAAGGTAGTAAATTAAAAACTGAAGCTGACTATCAAGACTTGAATCAAATACAACCAACTGGTTTAGGTATATTTGGAGAACAAGGGCCATTTAATCCTATATTTAGAGTTTTAAAAAATGGAATATCAGAAGCACAAGAAATGATGGAAACATTATTAGAAGGAGCTTTATTCCAAAAGAAAAATTTTAAAGATATTGTAACTGCTCCTAGCATAGAAAGAAAAATTAAAATGAGATATGCTCCATTAGTTATAGATACTACTAAAAAAATGGAACTTGCCTATAATTCTTATTTAGTAAAAATGGGAGAATCTGCACAAAACTTTTTTGATAGAGCTTTCAATACTAAATTTAATAGAAGTAAAGGTGTTATGACACCTAGAGAATTTAGAGAAAAAATATTTGATTATAGAATGGGTCAAAAATATGGTAGCAATGAAGTATTTGATGATGAAGTAATATTAGCTTCTAGAGCAATAGATGATTTTTATAAAACTATTGGTAAAGAATATGACAGTCTAAAAATTGTAGAAACATCTCTTACAAGACAATTAAATACTTTAGATACAATTATTGCAAATACAAAAAATGTAAAAAGAAAACAAGAATTTATATTAACTAGAGCTAAATTACAAAAACGATTAGATTATGTAAAAGAAAATGGATCGTTAATTAGAAACAACTATACTAATATTGTTTATAAAAGAGATGCTATTGATGCTGATTTTGAAGGATTTAAAAAAGTATTAGGTGAAGCTCTTAGAAAGGGTAATAAAAATATTAGACAAGATGAAATAGACGATATAGCAGAAGGTTTTAAACAATACCAACCAGTTATTGCTATGCCTAATATAACTGAAGAAATAGCTGCTATGGCAAAAACAGGTAATGTAGCAGACATAAATGGATTTGTAGAAAAAATAAATAAAATATCTGCAAGATTTAAAAACAGAACTTTAAATATAGATTATAGAATATTAGCTAATGCTGGTTTTATAGAAAAAGATGTAGCTACACTTAACAAATTATATTTTAATCAAACTATACCTGATATAGAAATAACAAAAGTATTTGGTGATCCTATGGGATATGGTACTAGTATTGCTGGTGGCAGAAATACACAGTTAGGAATACAACAAATATCAGAATTATATGATGAAGCTATATCTGCAGCTGGTGGTGTAAACACTAAAAAAGGTGAAAAACTACAAGTACAAAAAAATCAAATATTAAAAGATTTAGATTCTTCTATACATTTACTTAGAGGTACATACGGTTTAGCTGATGATCCAAATAGAAATATAAGTCGAGGTATAAGACTTATGAAGTTGTATAACTCAATGACTATGCTTACAGGCATAGCACAAGTAGTAGATACTGCTAGATTGGTTATGATTAATGGCATGGGTAATACTATGCGTATATCTTGGGATTTAATGACTAGTGGTTATTTTAAAGAAATATACAAAATGAATTTAAAAACTACACAGCTTGGTGGAGAAGCTATGGATATGTTTGCAAGTACAAGAGCTATGGCTATGTACGGTATTGATGATGCATTTGGTGTATTTAACAAATTTGAAAGAGGTACTAGCAGCATAGGTAATTTATATTTTACATATTTAAATTTAAGCAACCCTTGGAACACTGCTGTAAAAAATATGGCTTCTCTATTTAATGGTACTAGAATGATTGAGTCTATAGAAAAACAAATACTTACTGGCAAAATTACAAAAGTAAATAAAGCTAGATTAAGAAATATGGGTATTGATGATGCTATGGGTAAAAGAATTTACGATCAATATAAAAAATATGGGTATGGTAAAAATGCTAGAAAGTGGACATCTAATGGCGATACATACAAACAATTAAGAGTTGCTAATACAGATGAGTGGACAGATAAAGCTGCAGCTGACGCATATCATAATGCCATAGGTAAACAAGCTAACATAGATATTGTAACACCAAGTAAAGGAGATGTGCCTCTTTGGGCAAATACAGAAATAGGTGGTGTTCTTACACAATTTAAAAAGTTCGGTATGGCTTCTACACAAAGAATGTTAATGCGTGGTTTACAAGAAAAAGATGCAAACTTCTTTACAGGAGTTTTATTATTAATGGCAGCTGGTGCTGGTGTTGATGCATTTAGACAAAGAGCATTTAACAGAGATTATAGCAAAAAACCTTTTGGTCAAAAGATTGTAGATGCATTTGATAGATCAGGATTAGGTGGTATTTATTCAGATATAAATAATGCTATAGAAAGATTAGGTAATAATGAAATAGGTCTTAGACCTTTGCTTGGAGCTAAAAAACCATACGGTACATATAGAGATGTATTTAATAATCCTATACCTGATGTACTCGGCCCAACTACATCACAACTAGCTAATATAGGAGATATTATGTGGACATGGGGTAGTGGTAAGTACAATCATCACACTGCTAGAAATGTGCGTAGACTTGTACCCTTTCAGAATGTATGGTTTCTCGATTCATTATTTGACGAAATGGAGAAGGAAGTTCTTAGATGAGTATAACTATATCAAATACTAGTGCTAGAATACAGTATACAGCTACTAGTAGCCAAACACAATTTACTGTACCTTTTGAGTTTTTTGCAGATGCAGACTTATTAGTAGTACATACTAATGCTGGTGGTGTAGATACTACATTATCTTTAGCTTCTAACCCATCTTCTGTATCTCAATACTCTGTTTCTGGAGCTGGAGAATCTGGAGGTGGCAGCATTACATTAGGATCAGGCGCTACAGCTGGTGATAAATATACTATACAAAGAAACTTATCTCTAGTACATTTCCTATAGAAACTCTTAATACAGAATTAGATAAAATTGTTGCATTATTACAACAGGCAGAAGTAAAAATTAATTTAAGTCCAAAAGCATCTTCATCTACATCTACAGCATTTGGTCTAACATTTCCTGAATTAGTTGCTAACAAACTATTAACAGTTAATTCTGCTGGAGATGGATTAGAATTTTCACAAGAAATAGGTACATTTAAAGGAAACTGGGGAGCTTCTACATCATATGTACAAAGAGATATTGTAAAAGATACCAGTACAAATAACATATTTATAGCATTAACATCTCATACAAGTTCAGGATCACAACCATTAACAACTAATACTGATTCTGCTAAATGGTCTTTACTTGTTGATGCCGCTAGTGCAACTACTAGTGCAACAAATGCAGCCTCAAGTGCAACTGCTTCGGCAAATAGTGCAACTGCCAGTGCAAATTCTGCAACTGCAAGTGCAAATAGTGCTACAGCTAGTGCAAGTTCAGCCACTTCAGCAGCCAATAGTTTTGATTCTTTTGATGATAGATACTTAGGAGCTAAATCTTCTGAGCCATCTGTAGACAATGATGGTGATGCTCTTGTTACAGGAGCCTTATTTTTTGACACAACTGCAAATGCTACAAAAGTATATACAGGATCAGCATGGCAAACAGTTACAGTTTCTGCAAGTAACCAAACAAATATTAATACTGTTGCTGGTATATCTAGCAATGTAACAACTGTTGCTGGAATAGCTTCTAATGTAACTTCGGTTGCTGGTGTTAGTTCTGATGTAACTACTGTAGCTGGAATAGCTAGTAATGTTACTACTGTTGCTGCAGATGGTACTGATATTGGTAATGTTGCTGGATCAATTAGTAATGTCAATACTGTTGCTAGCAATATATCTAATGTCAATACGGTAGCTGGAGCTAATTCTAATATTAGCACAGTAGCTGGAGCTAACTCAAATATATCAACTGTTGCTTCTAATATTTCTGGAGTAAATAGTTTTGCAGATAGATATAGAGTAGATTCTAGTGATCCTAGTTCTAGTCTTGATGCTGGTGATCTAGCATTTAACACAAGCTCAAATACATTAAAATATTATGATGGCTCTGCATGGCAGACTATTACAGCTGATACTGATGTAAAAACAAAAGTATCTGCTAATGATACAACAGCTGGTTTCCTAAATGGTAAACTTGTTGCTGGATCAAATGTAACTCTCACTGAGGGCAGTGATGGTGGTAATGAAACATTGACGATAGCCGCAACTGATAATAGTATACCATTTGCGATAGCGTTAGGAGGTTAGGAGATAAATGGCTAATAATTTTGACAACAAAGATTTAACTATTTCTAATAACTCATTAACTGATGTGTATACAGCTTCTAGTAAATCAATGGTTATAGCTGGTACTATTGCTAATACTGGTAGTACCTCACTATTGATTTCTATAAAAAGGTATGATGCAAGTGGTGGCGCTGGATTCTTTAAAGCTAAAGAACACCCATTACCTGTTGGATCAAGTTATGAGCTACCAAAAATAGTATTAAATACTTCTGATAAGATACAAGTACAAAGCTCAAGTAGTAGTGGTCTTATTGATGTTGGTTTAGAATTGCTTACAGGGGTTGCATGAGTTATCTTGGTACTCCTCCTCAAAGTGGTTTTATTAC